TCTAGTTACTTCATGACCGCTCCAATGCTTATGAGCATTTAGGTTTATATTATAATATTTTTTTCGAAGCTCTTCAGGCTTTATCATATCCAGATATCGTTGTTCTTCAATAAAAGTATCTTTTCTATTCGTTAGAACTTTGGCTACTATTCTCCTTTTGAAGTCTTCAGGCCTTCTTCTATGTGCATCGCGCATTGAATCTGAAGAACAGATATATTTGTCGTCTTCTGTCCCCCAATGAGAACCTATATAAAATCTATTACGACCTTTATCAAACCAAATGTATACAAAACCATACTTTTCCATTTCACTCTCCTATATTGCTATAGGTTATTTATATAAAAAGGACCAGTTTTACGTGTCCTACCACTTCCCGACAACCTCGTTGAAGTCTACTCCAGTAGGTGTTGCTATGAAGTTTAAATATATAAAATTAATTGATCTAGCAGGCTTCAGGTAAATGTCACCAATGAATTCATTCCTGTCAATTACGACTGGGGTGTTATTGGTGTCATCACAAACAACTAAGAAGTCATAAAGTCCTCTACGACCCTTGATGTCCCTTAGGTATGGGTTGACCATATTTCTGAATCGTGCACGAGTGAACGAATCGTTGAATTCGAACAACGTATACTTAGCAGCCTCTGCAATCGCTTTTCTAAGAACAATGAACAATCTACGAACATTGATTCTATCAAAAGCAGAAGGTTTGTTAAGTAAGGTCTTATCACCATAAAGAATAGTTCCTTCACCCAAGAATTGAACGACTGGGTTGACACCATTCTTATAAAGCGTGTCTCTTGCAGTTTGTCTTGGGTTCCAGGCCAATTTAACAACGTTCTTGATCTGACCACGATTGAACCCGCCTGGTGACCACCATGGATCATTAGTATCGTCAGTTCTAGCACATAGACCAGCAATGTCGCCGTTCAGCGGCACCCAACGATATAGATTGTTGTAACGGTCATAAATGTACTTGTAACCTGAGTCTAGAACGGCATAAGATGTTGAACGCAACAGGCCTCTAAATGCTACGCAAGCAGCCGCTTCATTACCAGCATTACTAATAACATCAGCTCTTTGTGGAGAGCAGAACAGCACACAATCCTGTCTAGTTTCAACAATATTATCGATCAAGTAGTTAGCAAGAACATAAGATCTTGTCTTACCGCATAGCACAAGGCTAATATCGATATCTTCCTTGGACTTAAACTTGTCCCAAGCATTGGCTAGAAGCGAGATTGGAATATTGCCTTCATCTGCGCCATCTTTACCATATTTTAGAGTAGTTGATTGAACATCGAGCGTCGAGTCCACCAGGTTCTCTGCTGTAGCCGAAACGCCACCTGAAAGATCATTAGCTGCCCAAATGAAGTTTGACTTATCGTTTAGAACAGTCTTCCAATAGTTTCCTTCACCATCAGGATTCTTACCATCTGTTGCTCTTGTAAGGTTACGATGAATCTCGAGAAGTTCTCCTGGAATACCAGTAAACTTGCCGCCATCATCGACAACCACAACATGTAGTTCATCAGAGTTGATTGATGAGTTGCCAAATGCAATCACATATTCTGACTGCCCAGGAGCCGCATCAAAGAGATTGTGGAACTCCCATTTTCTCGTAAGATCACGAGTTGAAACATTACTAGAAACGAAATAATAATCATCACCAAGAGTATAAACATCTTCGAACTGTACTGTAAAGTAAGCAGTTGGAGAGAATGTAATAGAACTAGATGTCAGATTCACTACTGGAATAGTAGTAAAGTTGAAATGAGTAGCATTTGTTACATTGTTGACTACCATGTCTAGCATGTATGAGTTGGCCGCTGCGGAAACTGTCATTCCTGCTACCAGGTTTGATGTATCAACAACTGATGCTAGATAGTTTTCTTTATCACATGTAACAGAAACAACTTCTGGAAGGGCGCCTGCAACAGATGTGTTGCCGATTGCTGTAATCTTCATATATTGAACACCAAGAAGGGTATTTCCAACTTCGAAGTTGTCGGTTACTTGAATTTGTGACTTGAATTGTGCTGCATTGGCTGCTACAGTTGTACTGTTGGCTCCCATGATACGAACAGTTGTCGTATTTGAGTTGACCAGTACTGGAACTGATACACGAGCATCGTATGTGGCCAGATTGATCTGTGAACTAAACCCAGAGGCATTTCCACAAACCGACACACGCAATGAATTACCAAGTTCACCAGGCCATCTAGCAATAAATTTGACATCAGCATCGATGTTACCATCTTTTGCTGCAAAGTCATCTTCATCTGTGACAATTGCATACTCTAGATTAGCAACTGGTCCTGTGTTACCAACGGCATTGAACGCTGTGTTTGAAACGAACTGAACAGATAATGTACCTACTCTCGTGAACACAATGTCTGCAGTACCGTTAGCTTCAATAGATGAAACATCTAATGCTACTGCAGTAGAATTAACAATGCTAGCAATTGCTGCTACTGTAGCAGCATTTACAACTGCTGAATTCGATGAACTTAGCAGTTTGTATCCAATTGCTAGATCAGCTGTATTACCAGAGGTTAGTGTAAGAAGGGTAGTTGTGTTTGCATCAGTATCAATTGTTACATCAATGGTTGATGTATTCGTTCCGCCATCAGCAACTGCAACTTCTGAAGCAGAAGAAAGACTAAACGCTGTTGAGTTGATAATATCATCGATGCTTGCATCTGATGCAAGATAAACTGAATTTGTAGTTGAAGCTAATAGGACAAGACCGGGTGCTAGACCTAGGCTTGTAGTATTGATTGACGATCCGTCTCCAGTTAGGAGAACAGTTGAATTGTTAGCATCTACGATGGCGTCGAAGTCCGGCGAAATACCAACAGTGTTGGCTGCACGAACAACATATAGGCTATTTGTGTATGCTAGGAATTGAGCGGCAGTAAAAAACGTTTCTGGATTAAGGTTAGTTGGTTTTCCAAATCTATTGATCAAATCATTTTCTGAATCAATTTGAATTAATTTACCAACTGGGCCCCAACGGAACACACCTGCAATAGCACCATCGTTTGTGGATACGCCAGGAACAATGGTAGTTAAATCAATTTCTCTAGTTAGAACACCGGGTGACAGTAGCTGTGGCATCTATAAGTCCTTTTCATGAGGCTATTCTTATTACACCATATTTATAAAAATGTCGTTTTCACTACCATGTTGGATCTGGTTCTTTTACTTCTCTCCAGCACCAGTTTTGTTCCACAATCACTTCTTCATCATGAACTCCATCGACAACCCACCCCATAGGCATCAAATCATCAATAACGGATTGCTCATCAGTTTCGCGTAGTTTATCAAGCGTATTTATATCTGTTAAATCTTTAAACAATTCTTGATTTGTCATCCAAGCAAACAGAACTAGACCCATTGTCAAATCATCGGTCGAACCAGGTTCCGCTTCATAACTCATTCCCTTTTTCGAGAATCTACTCAATTCTTCGATGGTGTCAAAGTCATTGATCATCAAATGATTGCCTTCAACTAGATATTTGAGCATGTGACAGCCAACATTCTTGACCAATTTTGTGGTTCTAACGCCCTTGTCACTCTTTGGATCACCGAAACCGGCCACCAGTTTCTTGCCTGCGCAGCCTTGATTTACTGTCATCAGGACATTTTCATAGTCAAACTCCATCAACAATGAGTTGCCAACTTGTTCTCCAATATCATTGATTTCAACCAGAACGTATGCTTTATTGAAAAACTTGGCTGTATTATGAATGACCGAAGCATAATCGTAAGGAGTCATAATATTGTTTCTAAACGTACAGACTTGATTATATGGCATTTGTGTTATGTCAATAACCTGGAATGCAGAGTAGTCTAGTCCTTTGCCTCTTGAGACATCACATATAATAACATATTGGTGTTCTTCAATTGGTTTTTGATAAAGTTTCAATCCAGCATCAGTTTTGGAAGTTGGCTCCAGAAATGTTAGTTCTTTTAGTTTCCAGCCTGCAATCAGTGTGCCAGATGAACCAAGAAATTGAATATTTTGCTCTTGCTCAAACTTTTCTGTATCAAAGTTCATGCCCTCAAGCATTTTTTGCTTCCATGCTTCGTCTCTGCCTGGAATTTTATACCAGGGAACTTCCATAACATAATATCCATTGTAAGCAGGGTCGTCATGCTTACGTTTACCACCTTCAATAGTCTTATAGAAATGGTTTAGCCCAAATGGCGTACTCGTTTGAATAACTTTTGCCTTATTTGATGAACCAACCGTCGGAAAAACTGAAGTAAAGAAATCGTCGTAGTTTTCAACGTGAGCAACCTCATCGAGATAAACAATACTGAACGAAAAACCACGAGCAGCGTCACTAGACGTTGCCATGCCCACGATTCTAGATTCGTTTTCCAGAACCATAGATCCTTTATTCCATTCAGATACACCTTGTTGAATAAAATGGGGAAGATGTTGATAGATGCCTTGGATACGACCTAAGATTTCTCGAGCCGTGTCTCCCTTGTTGGCCAATAGACCAACATCTTTTCTTCTGTGAAACAAAACATACCATAGAAGAAAGGAAGCTACCGTGATCGACTTTCCTCCCTGACGAGCAACAACGAATGCCGAAAAACGTTCCTCTTTCATGGCCAACATCATCTCTCTTTGCCAGTCATAGAGTTTGAATCCGATCAACCCTCTGTCAATATGAATGATTTTTATATAGTTCTCTGTAAAGTAAATAGGATCCTCTTTACACTTTGCATATTCACGCAAACGTTCAGGAGTCCAATCAACCTTCTGGCCAATCTTCTTGAGGAGGCAATTTCCTTTGTACCCAGGCAAACGTGCCATTATAAATATGTTCCTCTCTTTTTTATCAGATAATAAGAAACTCCAGTTTCTTCAACAGCTGTTTTTACTGACTTATACAATATGTCGTTGTATATAACTTTCTTGGGGGAACCCAAGATGGCACCTTCTCGTTTTTTTCTATATTTTGGGTCTGTCCATCTTTCTTTCATCAATCTAGAATGTTCAGGCCGAGTTCCACCTTTCCATAGTGGAATGAACTTCTTCGTTTTGAATGGGTGTGTGTCTGGCAGTTTTGTGCCTATTCTTTTTTGTG